GGTGATTTCTCCTTTCATGTTTGCGATGCTACTGCATCTTCCAAATCGGTGATTCGCTTAATGGGGTCTGCGCGTCCCGTCACAGTCGCGCTGTCGGCATCGGTCAGCACGGTGTTCGCACCTGCAAGCGCGGGCATGGGCTGTGCGCCGGTTGCGGTGAAGGGCGTTTGAGTTGCCAGCTTGTAGGCCACTTGTACGGGTGTCCCCGCGGCGTACAAGTTGGCAAGGAAAGTCTTAAACGATGCTATGGCTTTTTTGTCATCCGTCGTATCAGGCAACGTATTTGTCGTTACGCAGTAAATTAGATATTTAGAATTCCCAGAAGTGGGAAGGCCAACTCCCATGTTCTTTCCACCCCATATATTTTTTTCTTCATTCGACATGGTGCTGCACAGAATTTTATTGATATCACTACCATCATTGGAATAGTCGTTAATATCATAGGTAAAAAAGCCTGTGACATTTGTGTTGTACTTGTTAACGCCCCACGTGTTCCACTTTTCCGTACCATCCAGCGATACAGATTTCCACGTATCCTGCCCCTCACCGCTCACCGCGTCCACCTCGCCACCGTAGATGGTTGATGGGAGGGTCAGGGTGTTGCTCTGCCCGATGTAGGGTGTGTAAGTGGTGGGGGCGGTGGTGCCAGGCGTGATTTGCAGGTTGGTGCAAGTTCTCTCGCTGTTTTCGTTCAGTCCTGCGTACAAGAGCACCTTCGCTATGTTTCCGGCTTTAATAACCGTGCTGTAACCACCTTCTGTACACAACGTTCCCATTTCCGCGCCAGTGCCATCATAAAAACGAATCTCTCTCAATTTTCCGTTTGAGCACTGACCAGAAAAATATAGTTTCACATTTCTGGGCAGAAGATTCACAGCGTCCATATCGATTTGTGTTGTGATATTCGTATTAAACGTCTGCAAGGTGATTTTATCAAGGCTCCACAGGGTTTCCCCACACCTTGTCACCCTCACGCTGTCACGTCCCTTGATAGGCCGGATGTTTTCCGGTGACGGCGTTCCCGTGCCCTCCTGCATGGGCTCCCACTTCGCTTTCACGCCAAGCGGATAACCCGCCACGGGGTAACACACCACAGGGTTGCCGCTTTCTTCCAGCGGTGGACAGAGCATGTCCACGATGTGCTTGCTGCTCCATGGCGCATCCTCGCTCACCGCCGCATCATCAATCTGTACGCCGTCCTTTCCGGCAGGCCCCTCCGGGCCAATCTCTCCCTGCGGCCCCTGCTCACCGCGCTCACCCTGCGGGCCAGTATCACCCTTGGGGCCAACCGGGCCAGTTTCGCCAACAGGCCCCTGCGCGCCGGTATCGCCCTTCTCGCCTTGTACACCCTGAACGCCCTGCTCACCTTGGGGGCCGCGCTCTCCGGTGTCGCCCTTCTCGCCCTGGATACCCTGCGCGCCTTGCGGCCCAACAGGCCCCTGCGGGCCGACTGGGCCGATAAACTTCCCGTTGTCGGCGTCCTCCCTCACGCTGTTGGCGACGTTCTCCGCGTTCGTGGCGCGCTGATCGGCGTCCTTTGCCGCGTCCCGGGCATCCTGCACCGCCTGCAGCACCTGAGCCGCCAGCTCGGGCGTCGGCTCTGCATCCGCGCCGCCGTATACGCCCGCTTGTTCAATGATCAGATACTCCACGTTACAACTCGCCCGCTGCACGCCGGAGGCCAGCCCGACCAGCACAAGCACGCCATCCTTGGCCTCCTTCGTCACCTCGGGCGGCACGTCCATGGCATCCCCATCCAGCAGGGCCACGCGCAGCGGCTCTTCCCGCCCGGGGATGTGCCACGTTGCGGTGAGATTCAGCCCGTCCCACCCGGCCCCGCGCTCAATTTTGATACTCTCCGTGCCATAGCTGGAATTAGTCCCCAGCACCAGCTTTCGCGGGGTGGGGGAGTAGTTGTCAAGTCTCAAAGTATGTACCATGCTCTACCTCCTTAACAGTACAACAGTTTCTCGGCGTCGATTACGATTGGTTCTCTGCCATGCTTTAGCCCTCATCTCATACGGTAACAATAAACTCCGGCGCCTAATGTATAAACAACACCTGGATCATGATTCGTTTTGTGGAAAATGTCATATAGGTAGGTTAGTGGTGTTATCTGTGCCGTGCCGTTTCCGGCATAGGCTCCAATATTCAGCATATTGGCATTGCATACATTTGTAACTGCACCGCTATTTCCAGGGCCGCTATAATGCGCCAGAAAACCGGGCTCCAGTATGCCTTGTGCAACCACTGTTGCCGCGTACTCCGGAATAGGGTTTCCATAGCCGCCCTGATACTGTATGACCAGATATAAATATTTGTCTTTTGTCCATGTTGCCGCCTTTACGCGGCCTTCGCCGTTGTGGTATCCCTCCGGAACCGTCACCGCACCGCCCGGCGCAATCGTTGTGCCCCAGCTGTCCCGGTTCGGCATTTTCCCTTCCTTGATGGTTTTACCGCCTGCGTAGTATTTCTTTCCGGTCAGCACATCGGTATCTGCGGCGGTGGCCTGTGCCAGCTTGGACGCGCTTAATCCACCGCCGCCGTTAAAATCCAGTCGGCTCCCGTCAAAGGTAAACAGCACCCACCGCCCGGCAACAACGCTGTCACCGTCCGCCGCATCCGCGCCGCAGTACGCAGGTACAGCCTTGCCGTTTACCGTCCAGGTATCGCCCGCGCTCCATGCTGCCGGGACCTTAAACCGCCCCACCGCGCCGGTGCCCTTCAGGGCGTAGACCTTGCCGGACTTCGTGCAGCTGTACCGCTGCACCGCCGCATCAAGGCCCAGGCCCGCCGGGTCGTACTCGCCCTTGGTCATCACGGCAGTGCCCGCGTGCAGTTGGGCAAGCTCCGCCTCGATCTGCTGCAAAAACGCCGTGAACGCGGCGTTCATCACGCCGGTGTCCACGCTGTCCATCGTATCGCGCATCAGGCCGCAGTAGGTGCTGTCCAGCCGCAGGTCCACAATGTTGTCTGCGCTGATCTTCGTAGCGCCGCGCGGGCGCGTCACGCGGTACAGAAAGATTTCATCGTAGTCGTCATCCCGGCGCAGCTCCGGCAGGGCAGGGGAGGCCGAGGCCGTGCCCGTGCGCACCTCCAGCCCTGCCGTGTTGGTGTTCTTGTCATAGGTCAGGGCAACGGCATCCCAACGCGGGTTTGTGCCGTCCGCGTCCGTAAAGGTCAGCTGGGTATTGGCCAGCAGGTACGGGAACGCCGCCCAGTATGTACCGGGGTGGATGCACCCCACACCGGGGCCAATGGTCAGTGTGTTGTCGCCGTTGGCCGTGGCGGTAAAATCCGCCGCGTGCAGTATACCGCGGCTGCGCGCAGCATAAGCCGCGCCCAGCGCCTCGGCGGTATACTCTTTATTATCCAGCGGCCAGCAGGTAAGCTCTGTCATTTGGCTCACTCCTTAAATGTGAAATGGTCCAGCACCGGCTGCAGGCTGCCGCCGGTACTCTCATAGATCAGGCGGATGCTCGCCACCCGCGCCACAGCGTTCAGCCCCAGCTCCTCCACCCGCACCGGAACCAGATCGCCCAGCTCGTAGTCCGTGCCGTAGATTAGGTTTGTGTTGGCCGCGGTGCATTTCAGCTGCCGCGTGCTCATGTGGTTCTTCAGCGCCGCGCGGGCGTAGTTCTGCACGGCAGTCTGATACTCCGCCTCGCTGTATTCGGCGTCGCTTGTCGTGCCGTCGGCGTTCTGCACAGTGTATTTATGCCGCACGCTGCTCCCGTCTACCCATAGCTCCCGCCGGGCATTGCCGCTGGCCGTCATGTCGCCCAGCTCGCAGAAATACCGGGTAAAGCTGTCGTTCTCGCCGGGCTCCTCGCCGCCGCACAGCACAACGTTGGCGTAATCGCTCGCGTCCTGCGTGTACACCGCGCCGGATAGATTCTGCATCCGGGTGGAAAAATAACCGTTGTACAGCGCCGTGCCCGGCACGCTTCTGTCTTTGCCCTGCAACAGCTCCAGCGTCTGGGCGGCGGTGGCAGGGTCAAAGCGCACCCGGCCCCCAAAGCCGCCCGCCTGCATCAGCTGCACGGCAGCGCTGGCACAGTCCGCCCAGGCTACCGTCTCCTCGCAGGGGGCCGTAAACCCGGCAGCGGG